AATGCTCAAGCTCGACTTGCAGAACCCTCCGGACGCAATGGATGACTTCCTGGAGCTCCTTGTCGGGTCGGCAAAAGAGGCGATTGAGTCAAAAGGTATCTTTCTCGACATGAGCTCTTATGAAGACGCTCATCTTGTTGTCATGTATGCCTCTTGGCTTTATCGCAAGCGCAACAGCAACGAGGCTATGCCGAGAATGCTCCAGTACGAGCTCCACTCCAGACTTATCCATGAGAAAGGTGGTGGAGCATCATGATGCTGGCAGACGGGGTTTTAAGGCTTTATCAGCTTGAAAATACTGCTCCCGCTGGTCTGATGCCTGTCGAAGAGCTTGTCCTTTATGGCAGTGATCATTTTTACGCCGATAGAGTAATCGGATACGGTCGACAGTATGCGGCGAAGGGCGTTGACCAGCGGGTAGACAGGCTTGTCAGGATCTGGGATACACCGGTGGAAATCGGGATGTATGCCATTTTGGACGATGCGGAGCAGTATCGGATTGATAACGTGCAGAGGCTACGGGATGACGAAGGGTTAAAGGTCGTTGATCTCACGCTTTCGAGACTGGAGGAAAATTATGACGTCAATGCAGAATAGGCTCCGGTCTTTTGGCGATTCCTTGAGGAGCGTTTGCTCGGAGGTTTGGCACTACAACCGACCGACGCGGACAAAGCCGCCTTTTCTTATTTGGGCGGAAGATGGCGAAGCAGATACCAACCTGAACGCCGACAACCACAAGGCGGAGCAGAGCATCCACGGGTACATCGATTATTTTACCCTTACGGAGTTCGACTCGGCGGTTGATAGCGTGCAGGACGTGCTTGATGCGCATGGCTCGGAATGGCGGCTGAATGATATCCAGAAGGAAGAGGAGACGAACCTGATTCACTATTCATGGGAGTTCATAGTGTAATGGCAAAGCTGACAATCAATCCGGGCATAGATACCTACATTACCGACCTGACGAAGCTCTACGACGAAAGCGAGGAAATCTGCAAGCGGTCGGCATATATGGGGGCGAAGATTGTGGCGGACAGATGCCGGGCGGAAATCGGGAATATTCAAGTTGAATCGGCGAAGGAGAAAGAGTCTCGGGGCGGATTCGCAAACGGGCTGACAAACAGCCAGAAAAACGGCTTGCTTGCCGGTCTGGGTATTGCGCACTTCCGCAATGACGGCGGTTTTATAAACGTCAAAATCGGCATGGACGGATACAACTCCACCGTAACAAAGCACTATCCGAAAGGTCAGCCGAATGCGATGATCATTCGCTCCCTTGAATCCGGTACGTCCTTTAGGTCTCGCAACCCGGTCATAACCCGGGCAACGAACGCCGCACGCGGAGCAGCAGAGCAGGCGATAAAGAAACAGATGGATGAAGAAATCAAAAAAAGAATTCATTAAGGAGGATTAATCCATGGCAGCAGCAGGAAAAGTCTGTACAGGTTTTTCTCTTCCGTATGTAGCACTCTATAGCTGCACGGAAGGCACTATTGCATATACAGGGGGTAAACAGCTTGCCCGTGGTGTCGATGTATCAATCGAACCGGATACATCTGACGATAACAAATTTTATGCTGATAACGTCGCGGCTGAGACAGATGCCGGCTCCTTCACGGGCGGCACGCTCAACCTCACGGTCGACGGTCTTTTTGCGGAAGCGGAATCCATGATTATGGGTCTCCCGGCGGCAGACAGCAGCGGGTGGATCACATACGACGATGACCAGGCGGTTCCGTATGTCGGTGTCGGCTTCATCGCACGCTACCAGTCCGAGGGCGTTGTGACGTTTGCTCCGATTATCATCGTGAAGGCAAGCTTCAACCAGATTCAGAGCTCTCACGCAACAAGCGAGGATTCCGTAAACTACCAGACACAGGCACTCTCCGCTCAGATTCTCCGCGCGGATGATGCAAAGCACAGCTGGAAGAAAATTCCGGGAGAGGATTTCGCTACGGAAGCTCTTGCGCTTGCGGCACTGAAGACAGCACTCAATATTTCCAACTGATCAATCGAGGGATAGGGCATGATAGAGATTAATGGAAAAGAATACGGGTTATACTATTCCGTATGGGCACACTGCGAGTTCAATGACTGGGTGGTGGCAAACGGAGAAAAATCATATGTCCATGCCATTATTCAGAAAGCCGTCATCATGAGCAAGGCTTACTGTGATGTACACGGGGGCACACCTCTCAGCCCGAAAGAGCTGATGGGGCTCCCGAACTATGTATTCACAGAGCTTGCCGTGGCAGTCGAAGAGCAGGAAAAAGCAGACTCGGCTCGGACCGTCGAGACGAAGGAAATCAAATCAAAAAACGCAAAGGGCTCCGCAAAGTAAGCCTTAACTGGGCATGGTATCTATTTTACGGACGCATGCTGAACATGAATGAGCAGGAGGTTAAGTGTACATCGTATGGAATGATGTGCGACTTGATTTCCTGCTTAACTATTTATAAGGGCAGTGCGGAGCAGGCAGAACGGAAGAAATCGTTTGATGAGATTATGAGAATGACTTAAAGGGGGTGGTGTTCGATGGCCGTTAATATCGGTCCTCGACTATAACGCATAGGAGTCGAAGGCGAAGAGGTATATCGCCGCCAAATGCAAAATATTATACAGGCAACAAAGACGCTCAAGTCCGAGATGTCGGCAACGGAAGCCTCCTTTAGTAAGAGCGATTCCGCCATGAAGCGAGCCGCACAGAGGGCAGACCTTTTGCGGAGCGCAATTGACAAGCAGAAAGAGCACGTCCGGCAGTGTGCGGACATGGTCGACAAGGCAACTCAGAAATACGGTGAAGCTGACACGCGGACGCTCAAGTGGAAGCAGGCGTTAGCCGATGCGGAGACACAGCTCGCAAAACTGAACGGACAGCTTGCGCAGAACAATGCGCTCACGGTCTGGGGTCAGCAGGTCCAGGTGCTCGGCGAAAAGGTCTCCGCATTCGGTCAGAAGGTCGCGGAAGTGGGCGGACAGCTCACAGGGGCGGTCACTGCTCCGATTGTGGGCGCGGGTGTGGCATCGGTCAAGATGGCGACGGAGTTTGAGACATCGCTTGCGAAGGTGTCGACCATTGCAGACACCACGGAAGTGTCTATGGGAGACCTCGAGAAGTCGATTCTCGATTTGTCCAATAGCACGGGCATCGGGGCATCTGACATTGCGGAAGCGACGTATCAGGCAATCTCCGCAGGACGTGACACAGCGGATGCGGTACAGTTTGTCGGAGATGCGTCAAAGCTTGCGAAAGCCGGGTTTACAGATGTCACAACCTCCGTGGACACCTTGACCACGATTATGAATGCGTATGGGCTGTCGGCGGACACAGCGACATCCATAAGTGACAAACTAATCAACACACAAAACTTGGGTAAATGTTTTGCTCCCGCCGCTTGAAAGAGCGGACGGAAAGACGGGTTAAAATTGGAAGGCTAAAAGTAGTTGCATTGTTGTTACCTTGATTATGTGCTATAATAAATAGTAGGAGGTAACGATAATGTCATATAAAATTGATTTAACGGGTCAGCAATTCGGGCGGCTCACGGTTATAGAGAGAGATACTTCTTCAAAGAGGTCGGCGTGGTTCTGTCGATGCTCTTGCGGAAATATCAAGAGTGTACAGATGACACATCTGCGAAGTGGTGCGACTACATCGTGCGGATGCTATCAGAAAGAGAGAGCTTCTAAAAGCAATCTGATTCACGGCGGTTCAAGAACATCGTTGCACAACAGGTGGAAGGCGATGCGCCAAAGATGCAATAATCCAAATGATAGAGGATATGCGAATTATGGCGGACGAGGAATTGCACTGTGTAACGAATGGAATGATTACAGGGCTTTTGAAGAATGGGCGATGAACAACGGCTATTCGAAAGAACTTGAACTCGACCGGATAGATAACGACAAGGGTTATAGTCCTGATAATTGCAGGTGGGTTAAACGTATCGTAAATAATCATAACAGACGTACAACGGCTAAAATCGAGGGCGTTCCGCTGAGAGATTTTTCCGAAAAGCATAATATGACATACTTTACGGTTCACGACAGATATTATAGATTGAAAAAAGAAGGAATAACTCCTACAACCGAATCAATTATTAATTTTACTCATGCTAATCAATTACCAATCATTCCCGAAAGGGTTTGAAGGTTTAGAGACTAGGTAAAGTAAGCTAAAAGAAAGGCACTCGAATAAGAGTGCTTTTTTCATGCACAAATACCCACGAAATCCGTTGCCTTAACGGGTAAAGCCGAAGGTAAAGAGATAGTCCAACTCTTAGTGAAAGCTAAGTTCACGGATAAAGAGCCGTGACAATGAAGAAAGAAAACAACCGTTGCGCAACTCGGTCAATCCCTCGGTCAGGTCATCCCGACAGCGGCGGCATACGGCGTCAACCTGGATAACGTCGCGGCGGCTTACGTTGCCATGACAAAGAATGGTGTCAGCACAGCGGAATCCACGACCTACCTCAACGGAATGATCAACGAGCTCGGCAAGTCCGGGACGAAAGCTTCAGACATTCTCAAGGAAAAGACAGGCAAGTCATTCAAAGAGTGTATGGAGTCGGGCATGTCTTTCGCGGACGTTCTCGGCTACGTCATTGAAGGTGCGAAAGAATCTGGCGTTGAGCTGAATGATATGTTCGGAAATGCTCGAGCAGGTCGTGCGGCAATGAACATTGCGGCAAACGGTGGTAAAGAGTTCACGAAGGCTCTGAAATCCATGTCCAGTGCGGCAGGATCCACGGAGACAGCATTCGAGAAAGTTTCCAACACCACTGAGTCGAAATTCAACAAGGCGGTCAACAGGGTCAAAAATTCCGGCATCGAAGCAGGTCAGTCCCTTCTTACAGAATTTGCTCCAGCAATCGAAGGAGCTTTTAATAAGGTCACGGAAGCGACCACGGCATTCAATTCGCTCAGTGACGCAGAAAAGCAGAACGTTACGCACTGGGCAATGGCGGCGGCGGCAATCGGGCCCGTTACGATGGCACTCGGCAATGTCATCAAGGTTGGCGGAAATGTTATCTCTACAGTCGGAACGGTGGCAGAAAAGCTCGGCCAACTGTCTGCGGCGGCTGAAGCGGCGGGCGGTATGTCAAATCTGCTCACCGGTTTCCTCGGAAGTACGGCAGTCGGAGCCGGTCTTGTGATCGCTCCGCTTGCGGCTCTGGGTCTTGCCATGTGGGACGCAGGCGAGAAGATAAGGGCAAACACGGAAGAGCAGAACGCATTTGCTCAGAAAGTCGCGGAAACCGGTCAAGCAGCAGATGCGGCGGCACAGCAGGTCGATGGTGTCGGAACATCTATTGCGCAGAGTTCCGAAACGATCAACGCATCGGGCGGAACGCTTGAATACTATCGTGGAATGCTCAATAACTGCTACGATGCAGAAGGGCACTTGAAAGAGGGCATGGAGCAGACCGCTCAGTATGCGCTCAATGAACTCAACGCGGCAATGGGAACCGACTACTCGACAGAGTTCGTTGCTAATGCTGAAAACTCAAAGCAAGCTCTGGAAGAAATCAATTCCGCTATTGATACCAATATCGACAAGCTCAAGGAGCAGGCAATCGCGCAAGCCTTCCAGAAGGATTACACGGAAGCTCTCAAGGGTCAGACCGAAGCACACAGCGCACTAACAAAGGCGGAGGACACTTACACCAAAGCACTCGACAATGCGAAGAGTGCGCAGGCGGAACTAAACGCTGCCATGAACGAATCCCCGAGAGAGTATTCCGAACGGGTCATGAGGGCGAAAGATGCACAGCTTGAAGCAAACAAGGCTCTTGACGAAGCGGCGTCGGCTTACGAGAAGGCATCAGGCGCGGCGGCAGAGGCTGATTCGCAGGTGTCAGGTCTTGAACAGACCATGAATACGCTTGCGGAAGGCACTCCCGAATCTATCAATCAGGCGGCGGAGGCATACGGCAATGTCGGAACTGCGGCAGAGGAAGCGGGTGAAAGAGCAAGAGCGGCAACCGCGGAAACCACTGCGCAAGGCGAGGCTGACATGGAAGCACTCCGTCAGACAGCGGTCGACAACATTCACCAGATAGGCGCGGAGCCGGTAAAGGTAACAGTTGACTCAGAGGGCGCAAACGCTTCCGCTCAGACAACCGTCAACAGCATGCAACAGACCCTCAACAAAGCCGACCTTAAGCCGCAGATTAAGACGGTGGGCGGAGCGAGCAAGGCGGCGTCTACTGCAAGAAAGACAATGGATCAAATTGTCAGACCTCCGCTACAGGGCAATATCAACGTCGTCAACGGCGGAAATCTTGCGGCGAACACGGCAAAGACGGGTATGGATAATATTATTCGTGTTCCGATGCAAGGCAACGTGAACAACATTAATGGCTGGGCAGCGGCGGCGAACGCGGCTCATGGCGGAATGGTTCCGATTATTGCGAACCCGATGCAAGGTAACGTTAATGATATCCATGGCTGGGCGTCGGCGGCATACAGCGCACACGGTGGCATGGTGCCGATTATCGCAAATCCGATGAATGGTAATGTGGGAAGCGTAAACGGAGCAGAGAGTGCGGCTTCTTCCGCATGGTCTACAATGCAGAGCATTATCAGCCGACCATTGCAGGCATTTGTCAATATCACGAGAACAATCACGGAAGTCCTCAATCCTGCCAAGCATGCATCGGGCGGTTTCGTCACGAATGAACAGCTCTCGTGGCTTGCGGAAGGTGATCAGCCCGAAGTCGTTATTCCGCTGTCACTCGGCAAACGGACACGGGCTCTTGATCTGTACAAGCAGACGGGAGCGATTCTCGGATTGTCCACCAACACAGCTTTCCTTCCTGCTCTTGCCGGAGCGGGTGCGGGCAACACCATCACGGACGGACTGACCGTCAATGTGTACGGTGCGGAAGGACAGGACGAAGAGGAACTTGCAAGCATGGTCATTGATAAACTGCAAGATATGCTGGAGGTGAAATAATGGGATATTTCGTGCTGGACAACAAATCCTCCGCAGACTTTGGCGTGATGGTATCGGGGACGGGGTCATGGACGACTCCGTCTCGCACAATCGAGACAGCGAACATTCCGGGGCGAATGGGAGCCTTGATCAGCTATGTCGGAGCATGGTCGAATGTAACGATCACGTATCCGGCGTGGATCGCGAGGGGATTTGATAGCAAGTTTGACGCGTTCTGCTCATGGTGGAATGCGCACACGGACAACTACTATCTGCTCACAGACCCGTATCACCCGGAATACTATCGGCTTGCAAGACCGGTAGCAGCTATCGACCCGAAAGTCGGAACGCTGAACAGGTATGGAACATTCGATTTGAAATTCAACTGCAAGCCGCAGAAATTCTACCGGGACGGACTGAGACCGAAGAAAGTCACGGAGAACCATCAGATAATCTTAACGAACCCGACGGAGTACGATGCGTTTCCGCTCATTGTCGCAAAGATACGGTCAAGCGTGAACAGCTTGCTTGACATCACGATCGATGCGGACATCATGGCGAGCATGGTATTCAAGTACACGTCAAGCACGTACAACTATGTTGGGCGAGATATCGAGTACGATGCGGAGACGCATGAGGCGACGTGCAAATTCCCTCTCCAGACCGTCAGCGCAAACAATGTTGTCGTGGAAGGACTGGGGAGCGGCGTAACGGGCATCATGATCCCCGCAAACGGTTCCGCGTTCTTCAACAGTTACGCCGGCGACTTCGACATATATCCGAGGTGGTACAGGATATGATACCGAGATTATATGATTTTACGGAAACTGCATTCGAGACGAACGGCATCGGGTACATGATTGACATGCTGTCCTGCAAGGCCACAGAGAGCAGGAACGGGGATTGTCTGCTGGAAGCGGAGTATCCGACGAACGGCACAAGGGCTGATCAGATATGCGAACTGCGGTTCATCTACGCTCCATATGATGATTCGAACAAACCGCAACCTTTTGTGATTTACAAGGTAGCGAGAGGTCTTAAGTCCATCAAGATATATGCAAAGCATGTCGGCATGATAACCAACAACCTGTACATGCACGGAACGATGGACAGCGCAAAGACGGTCCGGGCGCGGTTCGCAGAGATAAAAGACAATATCATCGGGTTTCGGAGCGCGAACGGCTACCTTTACCCGGACTATGCTTCCGTACTCAGCTTTACATCTGATATCACGGACACGGTGCAGACGGATAT